GCTGGACATCCTCGAACCCGGTTCGGAAATACCCGTTAGGGTGATTACCGTTCCTAAAACGCTCAAAACGCCCAGGATCATCGCTATCGAACCTACTGCAATGCAATATTTGCAGCAAGGTCTCGATCGCGCGTTCCGTAGTGCCATTCGAGAAGATTGGTTTCTCTCGAAGGTAGTCGGATTTGACGACCAGGACCCTAACCGGGTCCTTGCTCGTTCCGGATCCCTCAGCGGGGATCTGGCTACACTCGATTTGAGTGAAGCATCCGATCGCGTTTCGAATCAGCATGTACTAGCCATGTTGGAGGATTGGCCTCTTTTGTCTGAGGCCGTCCAAGCAACTAGGTCTAGAAAGGCTGACGTACGAGGCCACGGCGTTCAACGCCTAGCCAAGTTCGCGTCGATGGGTTCAGCTCTCTGCTTTCCGATGGAGGCCATGGTCTTTTTGACTGTGATCTTCACCGGGATTCAGCGAGAGTTGAGTACTCCGCTTAGCCGTGAGGCCGTTGTGAAACGGTTTCACGAGCGGGTGCGTGTCTTTGGGGACGATTTGATTGTTCCCAGAGACTATGTGCTGTCCGTCGTCAACGAACTGAGTGCTTTTGGGCACAAAGTAAACGTTGGCAAGTCTTACTGGACCGGAAGGTTCAGAGAGTCTTGCGGACGGGAGTACTACGAAGGCCAAGACGTTTCGATTGTCAAGGTCCGAGAAGTACTTCCGACACGGCGGCAGGATGCGAGTGCGGTGGTAGCTGCTGTCTCTCTGAGGAACCGCCTTTATTGGGCGGGACTTTGGAAGTCAGCGGCTTTTATGGACGACTATCTCGGGAAGCTCCTAGGTTTTAGGAATTTTCCGAACGTCGCACCAACATCCGCACTGCTGGGCAGGGAGTCAGCATTGGGATACCAATTCCATACCCTGGACCCTAATCACCACAGCCCCATTACCAAGGGCTACTATGTGGTGGCCAAGTCTCCTCATGATCCTCTTGAGGGGGCAGGTGCCCTTCTCAAGTGCCTTATCCGTAAGGAGGGCGATCTCAGGTGTTCACCTGGTTTCGTCCCACCTACGAACGTCGGCGAGCCAAACGTCGATGATAAGCACTTGGAGCGTTCTGGACGCCCCGAGCACGTCAGCATCAAGCTCGGGTGGAGGAGCCCCTTTTAAAGGGGGTTCCGGGCCTTAGGGCCTGCGGGAGATACCAAAAGTACCTTCCCGCTCTAGCGGACCAGCTTTCAGGCTGATCCAACGGAGCACGGGG